AATGGCTGTCGGCGTTTCATCTTTTATGATGAAAGAAAAATATGGTGTAAATCACACGCTTCAAACATTAATTAATGCCGAAGGGTTAACCGATTGTATAGAAGAACAGAATGGAGTAAACAGCCTATATTTGGCTTGTAATTATAAATTTGATGAACCTAAATTCACTGATTTCACGTGTGTAAATATAGGTGAAGGATACATGTGTATGTAAAATACTTTATTGTATTACTTAATAATTGACAAAATTTCACATTTTTTCCCATAACCAAATACACATCCCAATATGAAACTACAAAAAAATAAAAGAAGCGTAATAACCATAATTAAAAATAGCGGTAAAAATTCATGCCTGTACATAGTTTTTAAAAGTGGTCTGTCAAATAATGGTTTTGAAATATTAAAATGTTCTTCTTTAATTGGAGTGTTGTGTAGTTGTGGGAAGACACTAAATAATCCATCAAGACACAAAGATAAAAATAATATAAATAAAATAAACTTGGTGTTGTAGTTAACTTTATAGCGAATAATTACAATAATAAATAAGATAAACATGAAACATGCAAGGAGATCTTTTGCATATCCATAAGTAATGAATGAAGTCATATTAATATTAGTATATAAAATAGTAATATTAATATTAGTCGCTAGTTTTTGCAAATTCCCCTGTTTGTAAAATTTCATTATTTTTACCAACTAATATAATTTTTTTACGCGTAACATCATCAAGAAACAAATAAATAATTTTAAATAAAAAACGAAATACTTTTGGTGTATTAATAATAGTACATTTTTCAAGCGTGTCAGGATACTTGTCTTGAAATAATTTGATAAGCTGTTTTATAACTGAAATAGCATTTTTTGACACTAACTTCGTTTTAAAATTACCAACATCAATGTAAATATTAAAAACTGATGAATGTTTTAATACTTCTGCAATGGTTTCATCCATATGTTGAATAAGACCATCTTGTATTTCCTTAATATTCATAAATTTAATAAGATCTACATTCATAATAAATACACTTTTTTTAGGATTTTCCTGCAGTTTATAGTAAAATGATTTATCAATAACAGGTTTTGCTGCGAGAAATGCTAGATTTTTTTTATTATCACTAACAAGTGCACTCATGACTATGTATATATGTATATTGAATTCGTTTTATTATAATTGATAAAACGAATATTTCTAATAGCGCTTATTCTTGTCCTTGTTTCATTAACTCACCTCTAATTTTGTTAGGTCTTAAGTCAGAGATGGATTTCGCACGTGTATTTTTGATGTATGCGCCAGAATCCACAACATTTCGGCTAAATTCAACACCGCCCCATGTGGAAGCCATAGCATTTGCACTTGCTCCTCCTGCTGTTTCATTAAACATTTTGTCAAGAGGTGTATCGGCACCAATATACTGTCCTTTAGGGTCATAACCAGGCATGCTGTTCTTATTATAGAATTGTTGCCCTCTGTTTGCGTCATATAGTTTAGTTTCTAATTCATTCATTGGTTGAAGAGAAGGGTCGGGAATCTGGCTGGGTAGTCCCGCATTTGTATCAATGACGTCTGGGTGAAACCTGAGACTAGTTCCACCTTGTGCATCATTGGTTTCTTGAGCGTAAAGAACCGGGCACCTGATACCTTGTCCTCGCTGCCATTCCGTAAATTCAATGTATTCTTCTAAACTATCAAATTGTAAAGGATTTACACCAGGAACGGCAGCCTTTCTTGTGTTTCTAAGAAAGTATTTATCACCTTTTTTGATAAGTAGATTAGGGCAATCCTTATTAGAAAACCCTTCAACAATATCACGGCTTGTATTATGTGTAGTAAAATATAAACCTAGCAAAAAGATTACTATAATAAAACCATAGTCTGCTATTTTAGCCATTGCGTTATAATATATATATATGTCTAAAATAAAATATTATATTACGCTATAATATAGTAAAAAAATATGGCATTAACAAAAAGAAGAGGACAAAAGGGCGGATATTTTTGGAAACCGAAACCTAAACCTAAACCAAAAAGTAGATCAAATAAGTCTCGTGCGGCTGGTAGAAAAAGATACAGAAAAACAATAAAAAAATCGATGAATAAGAGCAGACGTAGTAAACAGGGTGGAAACAAACGCAATCGTATCTTTAAAGACATACGCCGCAGCTTAAGAAAACGTAAATATAATTATTAAATAAAATGATTAATCTAATTTATATTAAATTGAAAATATCTAATATAAACAATAAAACTATTAAGTAAACAATTAGACAGATGCAGTTTGCAATGGTGTATCTTCACTACTTAACGAAATTTCTTTTAGCAATTTCTCGTTGCCATCCTTATTCTTGTCTTTATCTGTTTCTTGTTTTTCACTATAACTTTGTCTTCTATTTAGCTCTGATTCTTTATATTCTAATGATTTTAAATATAACGAACACGAATGATCATATGGATTCCAGAAATTATACAAGTAGTAAGAAAATGGAATATTGAAACCATAGTCAAACCAAGTTCGTTTTTTTGAGTCAAAATACAAATTTTTACCAACATGACAATACCATAACATAGGCATTGCAGTTACACAGTCTCTATAATTGCATACACGATAGTGTCTTAAATTGGGTTGTTTATTAAAGCTGTCTCTGAAGTATGAATTACCAACACGCGGGGATGCAAGTGATACAACAGTAAAACGCTGATCTTTGAATTGTCTTGAAAACAAGTATCCCGATAATGTTGATAGAGCTGCGCCTAAACTATGACCTGTAATATACCACTCCCAGTCAGGATGCTTTACTATAAGGTTTTTGATAAAATATGTCATGCGGCCAAATGTACCGTTATGCATAAGTTGTTTATAAAAGCCACGATGAACTTTAACGTTTTCGAAAAGTGTTATTTTAATAATCATTAAATCATATAACCAATCAAGAATTCCTTCAGAACCGCGGAAAACAAGAGTATATCTTTTCTTGTGCGGATTTTCTCCTATTACACATTGTAAATCCGCTGAATTAGTAAAAAATTTAAGTATTTTACCGTCTGGATACTTGTCTCGCAATGAGATAAGTACTTCTTTATCTTTATCACCTAAATGTTCATTTCCACATTCATTTTCAAAAAAACAACTCAAATTATCTAGATCATTTATTTCCCAGTTTTTAGCATAATCATAGATAAGATTAGTAAGATGTCCCATTTCCACAACTGTTCTCCATGGCGTGCCTTCGCTTTTCCACTGTTCCATTATATTCCTATAGCTATAAAAAAATTTCAATACAGTAGATACTTTTTTTCCGCATATAAAAAATTGAATTAAACAATTTACCATAAAATAATCATAAAACCAGTTAACAATAATGACCAGTTCTGTAAAGCAACCCAATACTTATGAATTCAGGTTGTTTGATTTTGTCGTAGATAATCCAGAAATGGATGAATCGGAAAGTAGTTCTGATAGTGAACAAAGTACTTTCAGGGACAAGCGCCAATTTTACGTGCAAATGTTTGGTATTAATGAAGAGGGTGAAACGTGTTCGATATGTGTTGAAAATGTCAAGCCATTCTTTTACGTAAAGGTGGATGATGAATGGACGGAAGGAACAAAAGAAGCCTTTCTTGGAAACATCAAAAAGAATGTGGGTGCATTTTACGAAAACTCGATTATAGGTTGTAAGTTGGTGAAACGTAAGAAACTTTACGGGTTTGATAAAGGTCGTGAATATAAGTTTGTAGAAATCACCTTTGAAAATACACTTGTGATGAACAAGGTAAAATATCTGTGGTACAAAAAGGTAAAGCGTCGTGATGCGGATACAGGTAAGATGATAGAGAAGCTTGTATTGAACGATGTTGGCTATATATTCAGTGGTACTCCTACAAAGATTTATGAATCAAACATTCCACCGCTGTTGCGTTTCTTTCACATTAATGATATTAGTCCATCTGGCTGGATTAGTTTTCATAAAAAGCATGTCTATGAAAACAAGCGAGGGGATAAAACTACTACATGCAAGTATGAATTTGTTATTGACAAAAAGAACATTGTTGCACTTAACGAAAAGGAAACGCTAGTTCCCTATAAAATCTGTAGTTTTGATATTGAAGCTAGCAGTAGTCATGGTGATTTTCCAGTTCCTGTGAAATCATACAAGAAATTGGCTACTAATATTCTTGATTATTACTACCACTATCCTGATACAAAATCTCTTGATGTTGACGAACAAACCAATATATTGAGGCGTATTGTATTTACAGCATTTGGTTATGATAATATTGATGACATTGATACGGTGTTCCCGAAGAAGAAACCAAGTGAATCAAGTCTAAAGACGAGATTTGATAAGTGGATTAAGACACCATTGCAAGTTGCGCAGAAGAAGACGGATTCAACAATGGAGATTGTCGAGATGTTTGATAACATTCGTTCACAGCAGAATCAAGTTGCCTCTGGCGACGGTGAGATGTTTGACGAAAACGCGGAGTTTAAAGGTTATCCAACAAAACGGACATCACAAATCAAAACAAAGAAGGACGATACAATTTGTGATATTTTGTGCAATCCTGAGTTGGAAAGAGATGCTGTAATGAATATTATCGACAGGACGCTTGTAATGAATTTTCCAGCATTGAAAGGAGACAAAGTCACCTTTATTGGATCAACATTTCTTAAGCATGGTGAAAAAGATCCGTATCTTAATCACTGCATTGTGTTGGATACGTGTGAGCCAATGGAAGGCGTTGAAAATAGTGAGATCGAAAGTTATCGCACTGAGAAAGAAGTACTTCTTGCTTGGAAAGAACTTATTCAGCGCGAAGATCCTGATATCATTATTGGATACAATATCTTTGGTTTTGATTACGAGTTCATGCTACATCGTGCAAATGAAACTGACTGTTGCGAAGAGTTTTTGAAACTTTCGCGAAATTGCGATGAAGTTTGTGGAGAGCGCTCAAAGAAAACTGGAAAATACCAAATTCAAGAAAGTTCAATTGTGATTGCAAGTGGGCAGCACGATTTGAAGTTTATCAAGATGAATGGTAGGATTCAAATTGATTTGTATAATTACTTTCGCCGTGATTATAATTTGTCTTCTTACAAACTTGATAGCGTATCAGGGCACTTTATTGGCGATATGGTGAAAGACACACAGCGTGAATCAGGTATCACTACAATTAAGAGTGGTAATTTGACAGGATTGAAAAATAAAAGCTATATTTGTTTTGAGGAGTTGGGTCATTCTTCAGAGTTGTATGCAGATGGCAAGAAGTTTCAAGTCTTTAATGTAGATGAAAAAACTGGGACATTTCAAATTGAGGAGGAAGTTAGTTTTACAAAGAAAGGAATTCGATGGTGTATGGCAAAGGATGATGTCACGCCGCAAGATATCTTTCGTCTAACAAATGAGAGTGCAACTGGTCGTTCGACCATTGCAAAATATTGTATTCAGGATTGTAATCTTGTTCATTATCTTATGACAAAGATTGATGTGCTTACGGGTTTTATTGAGATGGCAAAGATTTGCAGTGTCCCGATTGACTTCATTATTATGCGAGGTCAGGGGATTAAACTGCTAAGTTTTATTGCAAAGAAATGTAGAGCAAAAAACACCTTGCTTCCAGTGATTGAAAAGAAAGAGAACGACGGTGGTTATGAGGGTGCAATTGTATTGGACCCGAAGTGTAATCTTTATCTTGATGAGCCAGTTGCTTGTGTAGATTACAGTTCACTGTATCCGTCTTCAATGATTAGTGAAGGTCTATCACACGATAGTAAAGTATGGACAAAAGAATATGATTTGGAAGGAAATCTTATTTGCGAAACAGGTGAAAAAACTGAATGCGGAACAAAGTTCTTGTATGATAACTTGCCTGACTACAAGTACGTAGATGTGCAATATGACACTTATAAATATGTGCGAAAGACACCGAAGTCTGCAGCTACAAAGGTGTTGGACGGTAAAAAAATATGCAGGTTTGCACAGTTTCCAGAAGGTACTAAGCCTATTATGCCTTCAATTCTAGAAGAGTTGCTTGCTGCTCGTAAGGCTACCAGGAAGAAGATCAAGACAACTGAAGATGAGTTTATGAAGAATGTCTTGGACAAGCGTCAGCTTGGTTATAAGATTACGGCTAACTCACTCTATGGACAGTGTGGTGCAAGAACAAGTAGCTTTTATGAGAAGGATGTGGCTGCATCCACGACAGCTACAGGGCGAAAACTGCTTATTTATGCCAAGCACATTATTGAAGAGGTGTATGGAGATCGTATTGTTGACACCAGTCTTGGAAAGGTTCATTCACACGCCGAATATATTTATGGTGATACTGACTCTGTTTTCATGAGTTTTAAACTCACAGAGTTGGATGGTACTCCAATTACAGGGAGACGTGCGCTTATTATGACAATTGAGTTGGCAAAAGAAGCGGGTGAGCTTGCTACAAAGTTTTTGAAGAAGCCACATGACTTGGAGTATGAAAAGACGTTTCTGCCTTTCTGTTTGCTTTCAAAAAAGCGTTATGTTGGTATGTTGTATGAAGAGGATCCGGACAAGTGTAAGTGTAAGAGTATGGGTATTGTTCTTAAGAGGCGAGACAATGCGCCAATTGTAAAAGATGTTTATGGCGGTGTTATTGATATTCTCATGAAGGATAAAGACATTCAAAAGGCGATTGATTTTACCAAGCGTTGTTTGGATAATATTGTAAAAGAAAAGTATCCTTTGGATAAGTTGATTATTTCGAAATCGCTTCGCGGTTATTACAAAAAGCCTGAGCAGATTGCTCACAAGGTATTGGCTGATCGAATGGGTAAGCGTGATCCAGGCAATAAGCCAAGTGTAGGAGATCGTATCCCTTTTGTTTACATTCATAACAAGACGAAGGGGGCATTGCAAGGTGATAAGATAGAGCATCCAGACTTTATTCGAAAGCACAATGTGAAGCCTGATTATTCGTTTTACATTACAAACCAAATTATGAAGCCGTTGCAGCAGGTATTTGCCTTGGTCTTGGAAAAGATTCCGGCCTTTAAGGGGCGACTAATAAACTTTAATTCAAAGGTGAGAATGTTGAAGCGTTCAGAAGAAAATCCTGAGAAGCGTTTGAAAAAAGAGACGGATATTAGAAATAAGGAAGTGAAGTCAATAATATTTGATGAGTATTTGATTACATCAAATAATATGAAGAAGGGTTATGTTTCGATTACGAAGTTTGTGAAGAGAAAGAAAGCGGATTAAACCATGATTGATGTTTCGTTTTACTTTGTGTCTTGTAAATTTTTTTATTTTTAATACTTACAAATAATGTATTAAAAATATCTAGTAAATTACTTTAAATGGCGTCTGTTAATATTAGCAATTTACCTATTAATGGTTATGATCTGATAGATATGACACCACCAACTTCAGGTGAAGGTGAACGATGTACAATTTGTCAAGAAGAGATTAATATAGAAAACGAAATTTACGAACCAACACTTCACAAATTAGAGGAGTGTGGTCATTACTTTCATATTGGTTGTATTATTCAGTGGTTTCGTGCAGGTAATAGTAATTGTCCTAATTGTGGAGATCATGGATTAAACGGAAATCAAAGTAGAAAAAGTATTTATTGGGCTATGAGTGATAGTAATAACGAAAGAAAATCGCGCTATAAAATGATTAGAAGGTATGCTAATTCTAAGAATGCGCCAACAAAACTAAAACGAGCCTTAGAAAAACTAGTTAATATGGAAAAGCAGGAAAAAGAAATGAAGAAACTTCATAAAGAGTTGAAATCTGGAGATCAAAAATTTACTTTACAGGAAAGTAAAAAACTTTTATCTAAAATTCGCAGAGATCGATATTATATGCATAGAAAGGTAGCAGCTTTAAAATATGATATTTCTGCATTTCCAATAATACCTATTATTATACCAAAAATAAAATACATAACTAGAGAAAACCCAATAAACAAGGTAATTGAGGCGCCGCAAGAAAATGAGGTAATAAATGAACCACATATTCCTGAATTACCACCACCACCATCCCCACATTCTGACTATGACATTGAAGATAATGTAGTCAATGAACTAGAAAATGCCAACTGAAACATGTTTATTTAATACTTAACTAAAGATGTTTACTACAGATTAGGTAATATAGTTAATGATACTGTTATTAGAAGCATCAAAAACATTACTCATCTCATTACTCATCTCATTACTCGTCTCATTACTCGTGTCATTACTAATGTTATTACTAGTGTCATTAGTTGTATTAGGTTCTGTTCTTGTAATAGGAATTGTTCTAACAGCCGTTAAAAAATTTAATGAGATGTCAGTACCCTCGGAGAGAGAAATGTTTGAAAGATCCATATTATTAGATAAATATCCAGCCACTTCACTTGATAAATGATTTATAATATTAGAAAAAAGATCGCCATTTGATATGTCAAATGTAAATTCAGTTTCAAAGGCTCCTCCACTGCTGTCTTGAATTTCGTTTAGTAAGTTTTCAAATACATTGTTTGATGAGTCTATGTTGTTTGTTGGAGATGTTTCAAGCTCTCCATCTGCTGAATTAGAACGTTCTCTATTAATTGGATTGTTAGACGAGTCCGAATTACGAACAACTGATTGGTTGTATGGATTTCTAATAGCTCTACGTGGACTGTACTGTCTAATATCATATCTACACAGGGGACAATGAAAATTACTTTGAAACCATCTTCGCAAATTTTCTTCCGTAAATATGTGTCCACAGTGAATAATTCGCATAATCCGGTCATCATCTTCAAATGGTCTCAATGATATAGGACATGTAGTTTGCGTTGTTTCTACATTACTAAAAACAAGACTTTCTGTCGCAACATTTATTTGACGCCTAGTAGGTCTACGACCACTGCCATGTCTAATTTCATTAAAAGGATTAAATGTAAATGTAGGACTATTATTTGTATAATATGTTCTGTATGGTCTACCTGCTACATATTGTCTTCTATTCATGACAGGATTATTATTAACCGGGTTTGATACGAAACGTGGTATAGGAATGTGGCTACGTAATATGGGTTGTTGAAATGGGGGTGAACCTGGTGGCGATGGAATAGAAACATGAACACCTTCATTAAAATTGCGTGTGCTATATCGATTACTTCCGGTATTTCTGTTATTGTTATTGTCATTATTTTGATTTGCGGTGTTGTTTGTTGTATTAGTATTTGAAAGTTGCATACGTAGATTGTTGTAAATTTCATTTTCAACAATAGAATGCAAATTTTGTTCAATACGAGATTGCAACTGCACTATACTATTTAATGTAGAATGTAAATTAGAAACATATTGTGAATAAACATCAATTGCTGATGCTAACGGATTTTGATTACTCATTATTACTTATTATCTAAACTATTTAGAAATACGTTTAAATATAAAACAAACCAATTAATATAAGAACCCATAATGACAGATGAAAAAATAGTGAAACAACCAGGAAATGGTTTAACAGGACTAGCAAATTTGGGAAATACATGTTTTATTAATTCAACTATTCAATGTTTATCTCATACCTATATGTTGAAAGATTTTATCAATAATGGTAATTATAAGTCAAAGCTTAACAAAAAGCCAGAATCAATTCTGTTGATTGAATGGGATAAACTACAAAAAATGATGTGGGACGAAGACTGTAAAATATCACCAGGTGGATTTATTCACTCAGTTCAGCGTGTAGCTAATCTAAAAGGCAAAACTATTTTCACAGGTTTCGCTCAAAATGATTTACACGAGTTTCTAATTTTTCTTGTGGATTGTTTTCATGTTTCTTTGCAAAGGGAAGTAGAAATGAATATTACAGGAAATGTGAAAAACGAGAAAGATATTTTGGCCAAAAAATGTTTCGAGATGATGAAACGTATGTATGGTAAAGAATATTCTGAAATATTGCAGTTGTTTTATGGTATTCAAATGACGCAAATTACTGATCCAGAAGACAAAACAAAAGTTTTGAGTGGTATTCCAGAGCCATATTTTATGATTGATTTACCAGTACCACAGCAAAAGCTACCTGCAACTTTGCTGGAATGTTTTCGTTTGCATACGAAGATGGAATGTTTAGAAGGTGAAAATGCATGGTTAAATGAAAAAACAAACAAAAAGCAGAAGGTAATGAAAGGGTTAACTTATTGGAATTTTCCAACTATTTTAGTAATAGATCTTAAACGTTTTACAAATGATAATCGTAAAAATAATTTGTATATTGATTATCCAGTGAATGGTTTAGATTTGTCTGAATTTGTTGTTGGATACAATAAGGACAGTTTCGTCTACGATTTGTACGGAGTTTGTATCCATAGTGGAGGTGTTCTTGGTGGTCATTACTATGCATACGTAAAAAATAAGAATGGAAAGTGGTATAAATTCAATGATACAGAGGTTTCTGAAATTCCAGAAGCGAATGTTGTAGTTCAAGGGGCGTATTGTCTTTTCTATCAAAAAAAATAACAAATTACTATATATATAAGTATAATGGATAACGTAGGTATTTCTCCAACATCAGGTCCAGCAAATCAATATAATTTTTTTAATTCTTCATTTAGTGGCAATCCGTTTATTCTTATTGCTTTAACAGTAATTGTACTAGTTTACGTAGTAGGCATTGGAACTTTAGGAAGCGGATTTGGAAAAAATGTTTCAGTAGATCTAGATCAAGAAGCGCCTGGTTTAAAACTTGTTGAAATTATTATGTGGGGTGTATTTATTTTCTTGCTTATGATGAATGCAGTTCAATACTTTTTTAGTGTTGATATTACAGCATCAATTAAGAATTTATTTACGGAAAAACCGCAAATTGATTTAACAATAGTTCAAGATCAGCCAGACCCAGTAGCTGAAATGAAAGCAGAAAAACAAGTATTCCACATTCCTGGAAATGAATACACGTACGAAAATGCTAAGGCATTATGTGCAGCATATGGTGCAAAATTAGCAGATATTAAACAAGTTCAAAAATCCCATCATTTAGGTGGTGAATGGTGCAGCTACGGTTGGTCTGATAATCAAATGGCTTTATTTCCCACCCAAGAAGAAACATATAAAAAATTACAAACAATTCCTGGACATGAAAACGATTGTGGTCGCCCAGGTGTAAATGGTGGATACATAGACAATCCTAATGTGCGGTTTGGTGTAAATTGTTATGGATACAAACCGGAAATAACATCTCGTGAAACACAAAAGATGGCAAGTCAAACTTCTAAGTATCCAAAGACTCAAAAAGAAATAGAATTTGAGAAACGCGTTGACGTAATGAAGAGGAAGATTCCTGACATATTAGTTGCTCCGTTTAATGATAATTCATGGAGTAAAGTATAATTTATTTTATTTATTTATTAAGATAAATAAAATGAGTGAAAAAGAAATAGCTGAAATAAAAGAAAAGATAGATCGAATAGAGGTTAAGTTAGATGCACTACTTGAAAAGATGGATATAAGTGTTGAAGGAACTACTAAAATAAGTGAACACATTGATTTTGTAGAAAACGTATTTGACACTGTTAAAACACCTTTGTCATACATTTGCAATAAAGTTAATATATTTGCTTCTGGAGATCAGGGTGTTTTAGAAGATATAAAAACAACAAATCAAATGTTAGAAATGGATTATCAATCCGCGAGTAGTTATGACAGTGGTTTAGAAAGTGGCTCAGAAAGTGCAACTGACAATAGTATGAGTGAGGTAGATTGATTATTGAAATTCAAGGCTTAATAAAAGTAAACCACCGATGATGGCCATGTTTCTCATGAAAGGATTGTAATTTTCCTTTTTAGGAGGATAGTGGTAAATTAAATTAGCTAAAAACGTAAATATAGCTAATCCAATGGCACTATAGTATCCAAACAATCTATCGCCACCAACTGTTGCGTGAAGCATAAAAATAGGCGCAAGAATTTCAAGAGCAACTACACCAACAATAACAAGGTAGCAAACATTTGCTCCTAACATAGGCATTTTTTTGGAAAATCCTTTACTAACACCAGTTAACGACTTGGCTTTGCTGATGCCAGAGAGAAAAAAGAAAATACCTAATAAAAAGGCAGAAGTAGGTAAAATAACTTCTTCAGAAAGCATAATATATATTATATAATATAATTATATTGTATAGTAATTTGATGTTGTTTGAACGTCTATTGATTTATACATTCATTATAACGGCATTGTATGATGTTATTTTGCGTTTTATGTCATTAAATTTTGACAAGCTTCCTGATTTTTTTAAACAGTATCCTTTCATTAAATACTTAACGCCGTATTTCAAGAAGCATACTTTATTGGGTGCAGCTTTAATAGCAGGTTTTGTTGGTTTTGGAGCTCAGTTTATCATATTAAAATTGCATCCCTTTCCAAATATGAAAAAACTAAACTTTCAAGAAATAGCGGTTTTCATGATGTTAACATTTGTTATTAGCGCCTTGTATGGATTGCCAATGAAGGCTAGTAAATTATTTCCTCATTTGGATAATACATATTATAAAAATCTTGGAACTGTGTCTGGAATGTATCATGATGGGGTATCAGGATTGATCGTACAAATAACTTTACTTGCATTAGTGTATTTAAGAATTTTAAGATAACAATAAATATCAATAGCAATAAATAATTACATAAATGTTTGTGTAATTATCTATTTTTGCGTGTTCTGTTATTTTTTTGGTTGTTTCGTTTAAGAGTTTTATTCTTGGGTTTGGAAACAGTAGCTAAATTTAATAGTTTATCGTAGAGACCGTCCGGAACTGTTCCGCCGTTCTTTGTTGTTGACGATCTAGCTATTTTACCCATCTTACTGGGTGTATTTTGTTGTAAATATAATAATCCAGCAGGAACTGCTAGTTCTGATAATAATGCTGAAGCGCCACTTCCACCACGCTGATTTTCAATTATAGGTAATCCTTGTCTCATAAGCGATGATTGTACTTTAAAACCACCACTGTATACGTTATCCCCATCTCTATGAAATACAAAATCTTTAGCACTTAAATTACTCATTATATATAAATTGCTATTTAATTATTGCTATATGTACGTTTAATTTCAGATGTGTATCTAAATTCGCGTTTTTCTTTGATATACTGAATTATTTGTTCAACCTGTTTTTCGTTTGGGATAACATCTTTTAAACATTGCTCTATAAATTTAAATGTTAGTGGTGGAGTTATTTTTGTATTTTGAAATTTTAATTGGCCATCAGAAATTTCAATTTTTGCATTAGTGAGATTGTTAGTTTCTACATAACTAGTAATCTTATCTGAAACATTTGTTCTAGCTTCTCTTAAAGCCTTTGTTTTATCTGTCAAAAATTTAATTTGGTTGTCAATCTGTACCCATTGTTGTATATTTTCTTCAAGAGTTGTTTGTTGAATAGCCATTGTTTATTATATAGTAATAAACAATTTATCTAAACTAATTGCAAAAATATTTTATCGATAATAAAATATCTTTATATCATATATTATGCCTGGGAAACGTCAAAGAACCCCATCACCTCAAAAAGCTCGCTGGTATTCGCGATCTCCTTCCAGATCTAGATCTAGATCTAGATCAAGAACACCGTCAATGTATGGTAGCCCTGGTAAGCGTTCATGGTCTCCTACTGCTCCATCAACAAAGAGAAGACGTGGATCTGGTTTAAAAAAAACTAGATCATACCGTAAAAAGGCGCATAAATCTACAAGAAGAAGACGTTAAAGCTCAAGTCCTGGTCGTTTAATATTATTAGGCCTGAATGGTTGTTCTCCTGTAATTTTAGGTTGTTGACTTCTTTTTTCAATAGCTGACAATCGCGTTTCAAGATGTTTTAGTTTACTTCTCATTTTATCAATGTCATTTTGTAGCCAGCGGCTTTTTTGTTGGTTTTCATCACATTTACGATATAATTCAGGAATTTGATAAACAACCAAATCTTTTTTTAGTTTTGTCTTATGTTCTATAGCGGAAGAAAAAGATTTATTGAAAAGCTTAATACCTCTATTGAATGTATTTGCTAGGCTCATTATATAATAAATATAAAATTCTATTTATTATATTTATTTAATTATTTAGTTTTGTTTCTTGTTCTTATTGTTCTTATTGTTCTTCCTGTTCATATGAGTGTTACGCTTCTTGTTTTCTTTTTTCTGGTTCTTTTTACCTCCTTTTAAGGAAAGAGTCTTGTTTCTCTTGTTGTAGCTGAGCGAGCGTTTCATCGTTTTCTTTAAGGCTTTAGGGTATCTTCTGTTCTGGGTAGCTTTGTGCGCTAAAAAGAAGCCAGCGGGGAGGGCAAGAGCTTCAAGGGCACCCGTTAAGAATCCACCTTTCTGATTGCGGTGGTTGCGCGCGCTACGATTGTATTTTTTGTTGTAGCGGTTTTTTTGGTTGCGCTGATTTCTGTTTTTTCTGGTTTGACGATTAGGCATATTTATATAATAAAACAAGAAAAAAAGTTTTTTAGATTATGATAGTTTAATTTTATTACGCACAATTAAGATAAATATTCCTAAAAGTAGTATAAAATTAATAAAAACAAACGCCATAGTGAAATACAAATAAGGGTAAATTTCGTGCAGTATGTAAAGTAGTAAAGGTTTGCATATACGCATTACTTCTTGCTGAACTTCATCTTTTTGAAATAATTTTAAAAACGATTCAAGTATTTGCTGTTTCATATTATTATTATTATTAGTGAATTTAATTTAAATATTTATGCGTGTTAATAACTAGTAATTTATCTAAATAACGAATAATATGAACAGTATTCAACACGCAAATGGATCATTCCCTTTCAATCAGTTAACTTTAGGAAATCCTACTGGATTGCAAGGTGGTTCTTATTTTTCAAAATTACTTTTAAACGGAGAACCGTTATATGTACAAGTACCTAAATGTGCAACAAAGAGTGCAATAAAGAAAACAGAGAAGAAGATTTATGTAGATCTAATGTTCTCAAACGAACAATCAGAGTTCATTGAATGGATAACCGGTTTAGAAAAACGTGTGCAAGATCTTATTTTTGAAAACAAAGATGCTTGGTTTCAGACCGAATTAGAGCGCGATGACATTGAAAATTTCTTTAATTCTCCTGTTAGAATCTATCAGGGAAACAAATATTTAGTAAGATCAAACATTGGTGTGTCAAAGCTACTTGACAACAAGCCACTAATTCAAATATTTACTGAAAATGAAGAGGAGAAAACAATTGATGATGTATTAGATTCGCACAAGGTAATATGTATTATAGAAGTTTTAGGTATACACTTTTCATCGAGATCTCATTTTCAAATCGACATTCAAGTAAAACAAATGATGCTTCTAGAAGAAAAACCTTTATTTACAAAGTGCTTAATTCAAAAAGATGTAAAACCAATTGCTTTAGAAATGAATATACCTAAAGTAAGCAAAGAAGAATCAACTATATCATTGCAACAACCGGAACCACAAGAACAATTAAAAGAAGCAGAGCAACAACAAGTACCACTACCAGAACCAGAAGAGAATACAGAACAAAAGACTACTGAAAACATCAAAACGGTAGATGCGTCTGAAGAAAATATAAAATTGTTAATAGAAAATAACACTGAAGATGCTAAGATTGAAGAAAACTCAACAGTTGCGGAAATGACCGGAGAGGAAGCTGTAGAAGAGAATTCGGATCACGCAAATGATAAAGAAGAAACCGACGAACAACCAACATTGCATCCTGGTGGAGAAGAAAATGAAGACCATAAAGATGAATTAAATGCATTGGAAACATTAGATAGTCTTGATAATATTAATAACGAAAAAGATGTTGAAGAAAATATTGCAGATGTTGAAGAAAATAATGTTGAACAAGAGAGAGAAGTAAAATTTCAAGAGGAGGGTGAGATAATTCAGCAAGATGAAGAGGTCGATGCCAAGCAAGATAAAAATGATGAAAGTGAAGAGAAAAATTTAGAAAAAACCGCATCTCATTTAGAAAGAATGGGTAGTAGCAATCATTTAGAAGAAATTACAATTACCCCTGAAAGTTTAAATCAAGAAACATTAACATTGAAAAAACCATCAGATGTATATTACGAAATTTATAAAGAAGCAAGAACAAAAGCTAAGGAAGCAAAACGTCAAGCGATTGATGCTTATCTTGAATTGAAAAATATTCGTACAACCTACGCACTTCATGATATTGATAGTAGTGATGACGAATTTGAAGAAATGTTTAATTCTGAATAAAGTTCTTTAGCATAAATACTATAAAATAATTAACATTAGAAAATTATTTTATCTTTAATTTTATATAATGGCGAAACTTAGTCTTAATAAGCTTAAAATGCCGAAACTTACCATGGAAAACTTACTAATTGCTGGCGCAGTTGTAGCTTTACTCTACGCGCTCAACAATTATGCTGGAAACAAACAATTGAATGTTGAAGGAGCTACTGGTGGAGACCACCCCGCCAAACAATCTGCTGCTGCTGCTGGCCCCGGAGGAGTTCTCTCTGGAGCTGGCGCCGAAAGCTATGCTCAAGTAAGCGGATTAGCTGGATCTGAAGGCTCTGTACCCGCGGTAAGCCAACAATCTGGCTGCAACCCCGCTGATTTATTGCCCAAGGACAACAACAGTGAATGGAGCAAAATCAATCCGTCCCCGGAATTAAACAACCCGGGATTATTAGACGCGGGACACCACATTGGCATTAACACGGTAGGCCAATCTCTCCGCAACGCTAACTTACAATTACGTTCGGAACCCGCCAACCCGCAACAACAGGCTGGACCGTGGAACCAATCCACCATCGCCCCTGACACCATGCGCCGTCCCTTAGAGATTGGTGCTTAAGGTAATTTAAATTGTTAGAGAATATTCTTATATGTGAATACTATATAAGAATAATCATGGTTGAAAGAATGTCGTTTGCAGGTATAGTGTTAGCAGGATTTACTATACTTATGATTACCAAAATATATTTAGAATCCGATTGGCATAATTTAACGTGCATTGTCTCAACAGTCGATGGTAATAAATATTGTGTGCGTGAAAAAGCAAACATGGATAGAGTTGCGGATTTACTAGCTCACACAACAAATGACTTAAAACGTCTTGTAGAATTTGCCAATGAAAAATATCCTAATCGTGAAAACGTGAAACGACTTGTTAAAGGTTTTAATCCAAAACGTATCAACGAAATACTGCCAACAAGTGAATACACGGCCTACACCGAAAATAAGGGTGAAAAATTAGCGTTCTGTGTTACGACTACAAAAAAATCAAATAACTTGGTAAAACCGGAAACACTTCTTTTTGTAGGTATTCATGAATTATCACATGTAATGAGTGAATCAATTGGACACACTGAAGAATTTTGGACAAACTTTAAGTTTTTACTTGAATTGGCCAAAGAAGCTAATATTCATCAACCTGTTAACTACAAGAAAGATCCTGTAAAATATTGTGGTATGATGATTACGGATAACCCGTATTATGATGTAGAATAATGAAAAAATGAAATATTAGCATTATTTTCTAATTCTGTTTTAAGTAGCGTCTTATTATAAGACGATAGATCGTGTGTAAAAAATGCATCACAAACAATATCTTGATCTATATGACTTACAAATATATCTTGAACATTTCTCTCTTTAAGATATGTTTCATAAACAGATTGACCACCGATAATCCAAAGATCGTTAAATTTATTTTGATTTTTAACGTAGAACTCGTCAACTGCAGTTAATGATGGTAAAGCGATACAGTTTTCAAATTTTGGTTCGCTCAAGTCAATGCTATCAGGTTTGCTTGTAAGAATAATATGAAAACGTTTTGGTAGTGGTTTTTTGGGAATGCTTTCCCAAGTGTTCCTTCCCATAACCATAACATTCATTTTTTGTTTTCCATTTTCAGTTGGAGGGTTCCCCCTTGTAAGTTTAGAAAAGTGCTTAAGATCTTTTGGCGAGTACCATGGCAATGAGTTGGATTTACCAATACCACCGCCATTACAGATTGCAACAATCATTTTATAGTTCATTTTATAATTATAAAATGATTACTTTATATATATGTCGAATATTTTTAAAGTATTTCATATTACCAAAGAACAAGTAAAACAATGCTTTGTATTTATTGGAAATGTTCGAGAATATGAAGAAATAAAAACAGAAAATTTGTCAGATTTGTTTTTATCGGATCCACAACACAAGGTTTTTGAAAGTATATTTACAGAAGCTGAACAAAAAGAGATAAGAGAGAAAAAAATACCCGTATCTTTTGTTCCAACACTTATTCATAAAGATGATTCAATAATGACAATTAAAAAAAAACTAATTTACGCCTATGATAAGTTAGTTGCGTTTGAAGAAATATATCTTTTCATGGAAACAGAAACACAATTAGATCCTGTAAAAGTCTATGATAAAATAAGTCAAAATGAAAAACTTGAGATAACGCGAGAAAAATTAATTCAGTTTTTATTGAATGTAAAAGATGTAAATATTGATGAAATTAGTGTAAAGGATACATACACATACGCTGATATTTTATCTTTAAAACTTTCTGAAGGAAAATCAGTTATTAAAAAAACAATAGGTCAAAAATTCATGATGGAAAACAAAGTAGTATTTGCAGCTGATCCGTTTGATGTCAGTGTTTACGATGACTTTTTATTAACATACGCTGAAAATATTGTTTCAACTGAAAATAAGCACTTGTTGTTTGAATTTGATAAACCATTAAATAATATAATTTACATGTGTCTTGCAAGTGATGTAGTTGATAATGCAATTGAAAATGACCTTTCTGTTGAAAACACAATAAAAATTTATTTTCCATTCTTGTTTGAAAAACAAATTACAACCAAAAACTTGTTAGAAGAGAGAAAACAAGAACTTCTCGAAAAAAATCAATTATACATTGAAGATAACTTTTTTAAACAAATTGAAAATGTTGATATGTTTTACGATATTTTTAAATATCGTTCCAAAGAGCAAGACTATATCAATTCAGGAATAAGTGATATTGAGTGTATCTTACATCCTATCATTCCGGTTAATCTACCACTTGAATCTATATTTAAATTATTGAATGCAACAAAAAATATGCCATTAATTAAATTTAATCATAGTACTCGAGTTGATAAGATGTATCGACTATACATAGAAAATGTATCAAAGAACGGCAAAAAGATTCCTTATTTATCAAAGACCGATATTATGCGATTAAAAAAAATAATTGGTAAGACGAAAGGTATTGCCATGTATTGCACTACTATTTTTGAAACAGATGTTATACCAATAATTTGTCATTTAACTAATGATGGAAGTATTTCAATTTCGATGAATACCGAAAAGGGATTCAAGGTGGATGATTTAAACTTAATTATACAAAGAGCAGTTAATCCAATCATTAAAACAATAAAGGATTTTGTGGAAACAAGTGGTTATGAATTTAAGATGTTTAATTCTTTATCTGATAGACGTGTTGAAATAATGCGTATAAGATTTTATATTTACATGGCTATTTCTAAAAATATTAAATTGAAAAAAATGTTAGGATGTTTATCAAGTATGTTTAACGTAATAAACGATAATATATCAGACGGCTCTGTATTAAGGTTTAAGCGTGTATCAAATTACAGTGAAATGGAAGCGAAAGATGCATTTATAGTTGAAAAACTATTAGTTCATGCAGAATTATCTGAAATCACTGAATCACTTCAAACGAATTTTGATATAACGCAAAAAGAAGCTGAAGAAAATATTACGCGAGTAATAAGTGATATTCAGATAGAACAAGATGCATTTGATTCTAAAAAGCTCTCATTAAAAACACATCCAGGATTTCCCGTTTTAATTAAGAAAGACAAGTTTAAAAACAATATTACAATTGAGGTTGATAAAATAAATAGTATTGAATACTTACAAACAATCCCCATTTACTTGGATTCATTGTTGAGAATTACACAGGAGATTAAAACAACAGACGTTAATATTAAGCAAATAAAGAAGCAATGTTTTGCTGAAAAAGATGAAGAAGCTGAAGAAATACAAGAAATAAAGGCTCCTTCTGAAAATAAATTAGCTGAACAACAGGAAATACAAATTGATGCCGAAGAGCTTGTATTTGGGGATAATACAGACATGCTTGATATTTTAATGGGTGATGATGATGAAGATGAAATGGATGAACAGATTGGTGGTATTAACAGTCCTGATGAGATAGAATTTGATGATGATGAAATTGAAATAGGCTCTATTGGATCAATACCATCTGTGAAAAATATGAATAGTAATCTTGATGAAGAAGAGGAAGAAGAGGAAGAGGAAGAAGATGAAGAAGAGGAAGAAGAGGAAGAAGAGGAAGAAGAGGA